CCGGTAGGTAAAGAAACAGCGTACTCATTTACACCAGAAATTGCCGTCATGAATTCTGGCTCTGGCATGTACGCATCTGACCTGCCGCAAAACTCTATCGCGGAATCACGTACCGCCCTTTCAATTACAAAGTCAGGAGCGCCCTGTGCTTCGGGTCGTATATAGAGGTTCAGGTCAGAATATTTCATTAGCCGTTACCTACCATCGCTGGAACTGGCGTGGTAGCACCATCCGCTTGGGTCTTAACGCCAAGCGCGTTAGCGAACGACTGGTAGTGCATCATGGCTCGTGACGCGTTACCGGCAAATTCAGAGTCTTTCTGGTACGAGCGATACAGGACGTAATCCAATATGCAGTTAGCATAAACATCGTCTAGGCTAATTGTGGTTGTATCTGTATCGAAGTCCGATATGGATATCTCGGTAGGCGCAGAGGAGTACACAATCTCTAGACTGTGAGTGCCAGAAGCTCCTTTCGGATAAACATAGAAATTCTTGGGGTCAGCTGGGTCATAAACAAAATGCTCTATCTTGTTTGTTCCCGCTGTCGTTTCATGCCAATTAGGCAGGGTCTCATCAAGAATGCGACGCTGTACCTGTGTAACGGCTCTGCCGCCCGCGTTTCTTACCACTTCAATCAATCGTAAAGCCGCACTGGGAAGTGTCTGCTTGCTACCATCAACACAGTTATAGGTGGTGTTCACCATCTTTGCGTCTGGGCGGTGCAAAACAACTTCTTTTTGCGCGTCGTTGAAGAACTTTAAAAGTTCTGAGTTTGGGAACCGGACGTTTGTATTATCCTGAAGGATAATTGCAGCCCGATCTAAAATGTCTATTACCTTTGTGTCAGCCATTATCGGTCTCCCATTCGATTACTAATAAATCGGGGTTGTTTTTAAAAATCGGGTTGTAGTCGAACTCATTGCCTGTAATGACGTTTCTGACTCGCTTGGGAACCAACTCTTTCTCAATAGGCTTGGGGTTGGCTTTATCTTCCGCCAATCGCTGCACCTGTTCTTCTAGTTGAGCAAGGGTCAATCGTCGATCTAACTTGACGTTATAGTCTTCCTTGGCTTGCAGAAAAATTTCGTCTTTCTTTGTGTTCGATTTTTTAGTCATGAATAACTCGCTAAAAAGGGGGAGGTTTCCCTCCCCCAATTATTAGGCGGTATCTTAGGTCCACTTGCCAACGCACAATGCGTTAGGAACAATAACCTTAGAACCGTACACCTTCAGACCACGAACCTGATCGCCAAAAGTGCTTTCCATGCGAACAGTTTCAGTGTTAGTGAACTGTGACGCGAAGGACAACGCTTTAGGGTGACCAGCCAATACGTGGGTATAACCGGCGTCGCCGCCAGAAGCTGGGGTGTAAACCATGTTGCTCTGGAAAACCTTAAAGCGGTCAACCATTCCAACCAAACCGTTGCGGAGAGGTGAAGTGGCATCGCCAGTCAGGTAAGCCTGACGCAGCTCAGACTGCTTGAGCATAGAGATGAACTCAGGAGAAAGAACGATGAATCGACCTTCTTCTGGAATGTTCAGCTCATCAAGAGTCTTAGACAGAGTCAGAATTTCTTCCAAGATGTTGGATGAAGTGATCGTGGTCTGAGCGCCGATAGTAGTCGCACCAGTTACAGCGCTAGACAGTACGTCGGTCTCAACAGCGATACGCATACCTTCAGAAGCATCAGTAGATGCAGCTTCTAGCATGTTGATATCTGCCTGAGCAGACAGCACATCATCGACCTTAAAGCTGTAGTACTTAGCCTTATCGATGTTCATCTCTACCTTGGCAGTAGTCAGCTCTTGAGTAGTGATAGTACCCGCGTAATCGTTGATGGTTACGGCAGGAACTGTGCGTACAGTTACCTTGTCGCCTTGACCTGAGATTTCACCCTCGTAGTCGGTGTTGCTGATTTCGGGCAGGATTGATTTGCTGTAGAACTTAGCCTGAAGGAGTTTGGAAAACACCTCTGGGATAAAGTTTACTTCAGATGTAGCACCCGTTGAAAATTGTGAAAAAGACATTTTATTACCTCACAAGAGATTAGCGGCGTATCGATCCACTTTCCATCGCTTTGAGTATTTCCGATTGATGCTTTTCAAACGTCTTGTTTGGCATCCTCATGATCTCATCGACAGTCCAGTATTTCTTATCGCCTTTAATTTGTGACTTCCGAGCCTTGGGCATCTTCGGTTCTGCAACCGTCTTCGCCCGCTCGAGAGCCTGCTCTTGCAGCGTGGGAGCTGGTTGTCCCATGTCAGCCTTAAACCTACTAAGAACCATGTTCACATCATTTGACGAACCCTCTTGTATCCAAGTCTTCGTCTGAGAATCTGCGTCTTCTAACCAGTTCAACCAGTCTGCCGTATCAATTAATTGATCAACATCAGGGTGTACCGCTCGTATTCGCTCAAAGTGCTCGGCTTGCGCCTGCTCTTGAATCTCTTGATATTTACTTTGTTCCTGCTCGGCTAAAGCCTCTTTGGCTTTACCAACTTCATCCTGCGTTCTCTTCAGTTCATCTAGCAGTGGTCCAGCAAGATCGGGGTAATCCTCTCTTATCTGTGCCAGCTTGCTGTCATCTTTAGAAGATTCCACAAGTTGACCCTTCAACTCAGTGACGCTTCTGATCAGGTCGGCATTTTGCCGCTTCAAGTCAGCCGCTTCTTGAGTCGCTTTGGTCATTCTCGCCTGTGCGCCTTTCATTGCTTTCTCGGCTTTTTCTAAAGCCAACTTCAGTTCCGAGTCCTCGCTGCGTTCTGACTCTTCTACTGTGTCCTCATCCGCTTGAACTTCAGCCATATCCGTGGGATCGGGGGCTTCTACTTGCAACGCCTCGGGCTCTTCTGGGGTATCCTCTTGAGGTTGATCTGCCTCAGGGGTCTCAGTCCTACCTTTAGTCATTTGGTCGTACAGTTCTTTAGCTTCAGCTTCCAGTCGCGCTGGGTCATTTCTCTTTGACATTTTTACTTCCTTCGAGTCCCACAACGGGATATTCGTTAGTCTATTGCGGTTATCCTTTTAGGGGACCGCGCTTTGTCTAGAACGGCTTTTGCCGCGTGCTCAAGCTCAAGCATGAAACGAAGCTCTAATAGCCTGCCCTGCTCAAACCTAAAATTTGTCTCTTCTGCTCTTTCTAACGCTGATTGAGCGCTCTCAAATCGGGCTTCAATTAAACCCGACAGGAGCTCCCATTCCGGCATCGCCCTGAGGCGGAGGACCGCCTGCGCTTGCTGCCTGTTGCATTTGAGCTTGGAGTAACTGTTGTTGCTGCTGTTGCTGCTGCTGTTCAAGAGCCATCTGCTCCTCAGTCTTCATTATTTTGTTGGGGTCTATATCCATGCTCGAGGCGATCTCGCGCAACAGGTCGTTCTGTTTAACGACTCCGCCTGCGTTGTCGCCAACAATGGATAGGAACTGAAGCAGTCTCTGGCTTTGAATCTCTTTCTGAACAAGAGACGTACTGCCTCGCGCAACAATTCGCAGGTCACCCTTTGACTTCTCGTTGGTTCCAAACTCCATATTGAAGTGGAACAGGCTCTCAATCATGGGCTCGATCAAGAAGTCGTCGATGTTTTTGATTGTGCTTTTCAGTGCAATGTTTGCCGCACCCATAAGCATCGACATACCAGTCGCTGTCTTGTTAAGACCTGAAGTCTGCTCGCCGTGGGTGTAGCTCGGGAGCGACGTGGTCTCATCAGCAAAGCGTCGGAATATCTCTACAATCTGGTTCAGTCCGTTAGCATTCGCTACTGGCTGATACCATCTGACGGCAGGCATAGAACCGTCTCCACCCTCTCGGAGAAATACTCGCCAAGGATGGATGTCTGTCGGGTCTTCTCCTGCTGCAAGCAAGTCTGTGTTTACCTCAACCATTGGACCTGAAGACAACGCCATGTTGTCCAGCCAGATTCTGGTTGCGGTGTTCATCGTTCCTTGAGAGTCGCGCATCATGCGAGGTACGCCTGTACCCCAGAACTGGTGCGGGCTGCGCTCATAAGGGAAGATGTGGTAAGGCATCTTGTATCCAGCGATAGGATTCAACATGACCTTTAATACTTTGCCGTCACACAGCCACACACAAGCCGAGTAGTCGTCTGACAAGTCAGCGTCTTCGTCTAGCTCTATGCCGTGCTCCTCAAGCTCGTATCCGTCTACAGTTCCCCAGTACTCCATAACAACGAAGCGGTTTGATTCTGAGTTCTCATGGATTCCAGCAATTCTTCTGCGGGTGGTCTCATGATCCTCTTCAGTATGGTTGCCGCTGCGGTGAATCTTGAGTAGGTACTTCACCATCTCGCCATCAAATTGAGGCAGGTCGGCGAGGTCTCGCATCTGTCGCCTAGTCAGAACATGACGGCGGAACAGTCCGTCGCAATCATCTAGCGTCGTACAGTATGGGTCTGGGTAAAGGTCAAAGATGCTTACGCTCTCTACCTCAGGAGCAACAGTCTCAACTATACTAAGAGCATAGGCTTGCTCACCCGTCTGAGGGTCAAGCATCTTGGAGTAAGACTGCTTCTTGTCAATTCTTACGGTGCCAGATTTAACTGCACCCGAGCCAAAGATACACGCCTCTAGCATGCTTTCTTTGAGCTTCATCTCGGCGTTGGTCTCAATCAACTGATCTTCAATATCAGTCGTCATTGATTCCGCAGCCTGCTTCGCCACTTCCCGCTCAAGCTCTACGAACTCCCCCTCAAGCTCCTGCATCCGAGCAGCAACCAAGTCCTGATTCATCATCGGGTCTTGTCCGCTAGCTTGCATGATCTGATCCATAGCCATCTGGCGCATTTGCATCGCCTTCAAGGGATCAATCTGGGGGATTGGGGTTGGGTCTACAGAGAAGAATATGTCGCCATGCTGAAACAACAGGTCGATAATTCTCGAATATGCCGCCATAACCTTGGTGCGTGTTAAGCCGACAAACACTTTTGATCGGGATCCAGATGCCGCATTTAGACGTGCGAGTACGTCAGGCTCATAGATACCCTGATACTGGCGCAAGTCTTTTAGCCACTCGTTTTCTGTTTCTTTACGAGCGTCTTTGTATTCTTGAAAAGTTCCGGCGAGGCGAGACCCCAGACTCTGCATGCTCTGGGCTTGCGTACCGTCTGATTCCTTCTCAACTACCTCGTCTTCTGCTTCATCAAATTCAGCATCATGCATAGATTAATAACCCGTCACAGGATCAAGCGATTTAAATCGTTTTTGTATTGTCCGGTGCCGAGGTCTCGGCATAGAAGCAAGTCCATGCAAGGCAATAGCATAAGCCATCACCCTGTCATCATAGCATCCATTCTGAGAATTGTAACTCCCTTTATCATCAATGATATACGTTCGCAACTCATTTAATAACTCGATATCTGCCACGCCACTTTCACCCTGTCTTAAAAGGGCTGCAAGGTTGTCCACAATCAGCGGCTTGGTTTTACTGGTCGTTAAGAAGCCGCCTCGCTTTGTCAGGCGATCTCCATATGCACCATCGACAGAACTCTCTACGAACAGGTTGGAGTACCCCAAGTCCTGTATCTTACGCAGCGTACCCAGACCATGGTTGTTTCGCTCAACCACTATATATGCAGTGTTATATCGCTTTCCCAGCATTGCAACTAGGGCGCCGTAGTCGAATGGATCGATGTGTCCGTGCCAGCACGCTACCTGATTGCCAAGAGAATCAAGGACTTGGGCACAGCTATAGTCGCCGTAGGCGAGACCCTCCGCAACATCCACACCGATGACATAGTTCTCTTCTCGAGACGGTGGATACCACTCCTGATAGTTGCCATGCTCACGTTCGATCAATGTCCCATCGACGATGTCTCCCTTGAAGTCTGCGGTGTAGCAATTAGTTTCACATTGGGATATTGCGCTCTCTTCAACAAAGCACCGACCAGAGGTTAGGAATGCCTCGAGCGGAGTGCTTGGATACTCCTGACGAAACAGGTCTGTACCGCCCAGCTCGTCTAGCTTTGCGCGTCTGAACGAAAGTTGGGCATCGTCCAATCCATACTTTTGAGCCAGCTCATACTCTTCTGGTGTGGCTACGAAGTATGGTGAAACTTTTTTTCTGTACTCGGGCATCCAGAACCATGGGATGAAACAGGTGATCCACTCAGACTCCCCCCGAAGAGACTTCATGACCTGATCGTAGAACCAGCCACCAGCACCGTTAGCCGTGCTCTCCAGAATTACCTCAGTGTTCTTTCCGCCGACGGTCTGCAAGAGACCCGCGACTATGTCTGATCCTTGTGGGTAGAAGGCAACCTCTGATCCATGGACGAATCTGTTGGTTTGTCCTCGTCCGGTTTGGGTGGACCGTGCGGTTCCCACCCTGTACCGCGAATTGATTTCGTCAAATACCAGAGTTGACGCCGACTGAGAAGCGAGCGGCGGTTTAAATGCCTGATGCGGGACATTGTCATAAAAGTAGCGGACCATATTAAAGATAGCGTTGGTAGACTCTGCAAGGTGCGAAAGCACAAACGCGTTAGCGTTTCGATTTTGCGTGACTTTCCAGAAGTTTCTGCCCTGTGTGTATGTAGATATTCCGGTTTGGCGGGCTTTCAGCACCAATGCGCGGATGTTTCCCTGATCTTTTAGCTGCTGCTCAAGCATTTTATGGACGTGCAATTGGGCGGCATTCAACACAAATGGGCGGCTTTCACCCTCTTTTGTTACAATTTTCAGCATGTTCTTGGCGTATAGAGGGAAATTACCCTTTAATTTTCGTGCTACCTCTTCAATTTCCACTGCTGTTCACCATAGCTCGGCACCACCACAAGAAATCATGGTCGTCCAAAGTGCTTCTCATTAAGTTTATGCGGGCACAAACAAGCCTCAGATTGCCCTCGACATAGCCTTGCGCTATATCGATTCTGTCCACACTGACAGAAAGGTCAGACTGATCTGTTGTTATGTGCATAGGGAGGTTAGAAATGGCGCAAATACCTCGTTGCTGCTCATATAAGCCAATTAAGTACTCAAGTGATACTGTAGTACCTTCATATTCTTTTTGCCTGTGGCGCTGTTTACAGGACGTTAATCGCATCTGTAGAAATCCTTCCAGACTCCCACTAGCCCTCACCCTGCTCTTCAAATGCTTGCAGGTATGACAGACGGTCCTTCGCCCATTAAAATTCTTTAAGGGTTTTTCATCGCCGCATACTGAGCATTTTTTACTATCAGGCGCCACTCTATGTCCCTCGTAATCTCCTCAAATCTAGCCACCGCTTTGCGGCTATTGCTTACGGCGATACGGTCCCCCATTAGCCCCGTGCCCAAACCAATACATCCCTGAACATCTTTAGGGAAGTTGGCTGCATGTATAAGGATGTAGGTTCTGTCCTGCACCTCTTGCACATGCCAAGTCTCACCAAACCTTGGAGAGTCACGCCACCCCATGTCGTAGTTCCCTAAAGGGATACAAGACACGTTGGGTGCGTTATCAAGCCAAGGGCGCTCGATGGAGTAGAAAGTCTCTCCGGCAAGCTCAATCACGCCCAGAGTTCCTTCGGGGTGATAACAAAATCTTTTAAGCTCAACCTCAATCATTATGGTTCGCGCCTCGCTTTTGAGCCCTAACAACTCGTCTATCGTCCCGTTTTGCCTTCTTGGATTTGTCTCCAAAAATTCTGTCGAAGCCTTCATTAAACTTAGTAGTGTTTTCAGGACGACGGTTATCGCCCTTGCCATATAGTGTTTCACGCGAATTTTTCATTTCCTGTGCCTTGCTGTCTTCTTTGCTATCTTCTTGGGCTGGGCGCTGTGCTGCTTACCCGCCGCCGTGTCGGCGCGTTTTTTCTTGCTGGTAGCCGCGTATTCCTTCTTGCTCAAAGCCTCGCGGGCAGCCTTGGGCAAATATCTTTCGCCGGTCGCCTTCTTTCCCTGAGTAGAGTTCTTCCCGCTCTTGGTGCCCCACTTCTCGCCGGTCCACTTCTTTAGGCTCTTTTGCGATTTTTTTAACGGCATCAGTCTCTATAGCCTCCACCCGCTGCTTTGTATTCTTTGGCTAGCATCTGCGCTTTACGCGCACTCCACTGCCCCGCTGAACCACCCTTACTGCCAGCCTTGATCTTGTTAAACAGACGCTTACGCATCGCTGGCTTGGTGTAATTGCCCGCTTTGTTAACGGTAGATTTTTTCTTGGCTGGCATAAGGCGGCTCCGATCTACTTATTAGACACAGGCATCGTGGTCATGAACCGCAGAACCACAATTCCAGCGGCTATACCGCAGCCCAACACAGCCTGAATCGCTGGATTGGTAGGCAGAAAACCGACAAAGCCCTGCAATACGGACAGGACGGCTATCGCTACACCATACTGGACGGTCTTAGACTTAAATGCTTGCTTCAGCTGTGCAGGCATCATGGCTATTTCCTCGCCTTTGGCTTGGCTTTAGGCTTCGATTTCATCTTGACGCCTGCTGTCTTAGCCGCTTTCTTGGCTTTTGCGATACCCGCAGGGGTGTATGCGTACTTCTTACCGTTTACGTTTGGCATAACTAGCTTCCTTTTTTCCACTTGGTTGATGATGACTTGGTTTTAGAGGGCGCCCATTTAGTTTTCGCTGCCCAGTAGGCTGCACTCATCTTGCCCTTGCTTATATTCTTGGCATGACGGCTTTCAAATGCCTTTCGCTGACCCACGGTCTGGTTCGTTTTAACGCCCTGCTGACCGAATCTGATGGTTTTAACTTTGTCGCCCTCTTTGGCTACGACTACATGGCTCTTGGTGGGGTGGCTAGGGGTACGCTTGGGTTTGTTGTACCCACTGACGCCCGCATTTTTCAGTTTTGAATCTTTGCTCTCAGCCATCTCGCAATATTCCTGTATATATTTGAATGTATATTTGAATGGGTACTCTCATAAGGACCGCCCCCCCTAATCGACGAGGTGCAGATGCACTTCAGTGTCCCCAGAAGCCTCTATAAGCGTGTATACCGCGTCCTCTAACTGGGCGGATAAGTAGTACAGCTGGTCCCCGAATCGCAGGGAGGTGACGATTGGGACGATATAAGCCTCAAAGGTGAACTCATCCATGTCCAAGTAGTTACATGCCGTAACACGATGCATTAATAGTTGCTTCATTTTTTGCCTCGGTACTCTCATAAGACCCGTCGGGGGTCAAAATACGGTGCTGGTTACTGATATCACCCCCATGGAACCACACCTCAGATCGTCGCCAGCAGCCAGAAACTACCCCCCCCCACCACCTACCTTTTATGGCGGATTTGACCCTGCCAGACCTTCGATATGGGTCAATTGCTCCATGAGCACTTGGTCGGACTAGTGCAAGTCGCTGATCTCGCTGCCTTTATCGTCCATCAATTCCTCAATATCCCCCTCCTCAAGGTCTAGGTCAGCCAAGAAAGCGCCAGAAAACTGCACAATCTCCTGCTTCTCTGGAGCAATCCAGCCCTCAGCTTTGAACAGCTGTTCGATGGCTCGTAAGCGGTCAGAATCCTTCTCTGCTGCCGTTCCGAGAACCTCCAGCCGACTCACCCACTTAGCCCTC